CTTAAGATTTATTAAAAATTAGTTAATTATATTAATTAAAATCACTAAGCTGACTTGAATGTAGAATAACATTTCATACAATCTTCACAAAATTCAACTGATTTCATAAGGCTTCTTGCTTTCGGGATACTTGTAGCACTACATATAGTTCCGTGTTTATCGCATACTACAGCATATTTAATACCACCGGAGTCAATCCCCTGTTCTTCTGCATAATAAATAACAACCTTTGAACCTTTAAAATAGGGATTCATCCTTTCGGCTATATATCCATAATCTTCAGAATGAATTTTTCTTTTCATGTTATGGTTCCTTTGTCTGTGGTTTACCGGACTTGTGACCGGCTCTGTGGTTTAACGGGGATCGCTCCCCGTCACTCACCTATTCAGGCAATCTTATCTTTTATCAAATCCTCTGTTTGGGTTAAGTATCTCTTTGTCATCTGTAAACCTCCTTAAGGTTTATTAAAAATTAGTTAAGCGGATTTTAACTACCTCGGTTTTTTCGGCTTGTTTAGCCATTGATAACCGCCAGCACGTCTTGTTCTGTTGTTTTTGGGTTCCACTGAAAAACTCTGCCGTCTGCATGAGAATAAACAGAACCAGACGCTGAACCAGCAAGAACCGAATATTCCTGCTCAAAACCAGCAACTTTTAACATTTTACGAAGCTCTGTGTATCTTGTTCTGCTAATCATTTTCAACTCCTCTGTTTGGGTTAAGTATCTCTTTGTCATCTGTAAACCTCCTTAAGGTTTATTAAAATTTTAGTTTACTTTTCCCATCCTACTATAACCCACCAATGAGTTGAATTTGCAACGCTTGCTCCACCACGAAAAGACGCCAAATGCTCCCCATCATCAACAGTCTTAAACTTAGAATCTTTTAAAGCTGCATCAACTTTAGCTCTAAACTTTTCTGAGTTACCGCTTGAACAAGAGATATTACAATCCATTGAATAAAAAAATCCTCGTCTTATAGTAACAACACCTTTACGCATTGAAACACTATCAGGATAAACTTGCCCAGCATCTAATAAGTCTTTAACTTCTTTTGTTATTGTTTGTCTTGCCATCTGTAAACCTCCTAATGGTTTATTTAAAAATTAGTTAATTTTAATTTGTGATACAAAAACAATATGTTCACTATGAATATCTGAATCATTCCAAAAACGTTCATAAGCTTCTTTAATTTTTAAAATACAATTAGCATCCTTAAAAAGTTTATTAGTTTTAGTATCAATTTTTTCTTCTCTTGATGTTCCAAAGGGAGCAGGTATTCCGGTATATCTATTAAATGCTTGTGCGGTTACTGTTACTTTCATTTGTAAACCTCCTATGGTTTATTGAAAATTATTTAGAAATTGAAATATTTTTTATTAGACTAAGGCCAGTTACAAACGCTGCATAATTTTTTACTGGAATTTCAACTTGAAGGTCAACGTTGCAATCTTTTTCAAAAAATTTGACTACTGTGGAATTTGTTTTTTTGAGGAGAGCTTTGAACTTCTTATTTTCTTTTAATCCGTATTGTGTAAGTTCCTTTTTCACTTGTAAACCTCCTATGGTTTATGGTTTCTTTTTCTCTTACCCTTAATATACATCTTTATATAATAGAATACTACATTTTTCTTTAATTATTTTTAAGTATAAATTGAAGTATAGTATAAGTGATTGATTTTAAACAACTTAAATTTCGTAGAATTTAAGCGTATTACTTATGTTATATGAATGTTATAGTATTGGAGGGTATTATATATCTTCACCAAGTTTATTTGAAACGTAATAAAGACATATTCCATGAAGATCAACATTGATTCCATTCAGTGTATCTCCAGCTTGATCGCTACGTCTACATATACGAAATGTAATACAGACATCATCCGTATTTATATTATCAAGCTGCACACTTATCATTGTTAAACCGTTTACAACTGCGCTATCAATATAATTTCCTACAACAGTTCCTTCAGCAGCAGCAGACATACTTTCATTTTCAGTTCTCCAAAGATATTCAACTTGCCATCTACATTGTAAACCATTAATATCTGATGTACTCCATCCTATTTTAAGAACTGGTTGAACTGAAAAATCAATATCTTTTGGAACTTGCATTCTCGTTGTACAACATTGATAGTTTATAGGAGCATCAGCAAATCTCCAAACTTTTCCAATACCTAAATCTTGTTCAGTTGGAATATTAGCACCATGTGTACTAATTGCTCCTATACTTAACCAATCAGTTTTTTTTACTCTTGCTATATCCAGTATTCTATTCCCATCATCTCCGGTTAATCTTAAATTATTAGATAAAGCAAGCGGATCATATACTCTCTGATTTATTTGACCATTCCAAGTATCTCTTTTGACAAGTAATTTTTTATTATCTGCAATAGTAGGTACTTTAGATACCATCGCACGAGCCGCTAACTCTGCATCTAATTTTAACATTTGAAAATCAATAGAGCTGATACATGACTTTCCCATTTTAACTTTCTCCTGGAGGAAAAGGACATCCTGATTCAAAAACATCTATTGAAAGAAAACCCAAAGTATTCATCATTATTTCTTCTGCAAAAATAACAGGATCCAGTACAATTGAATAAAAAGGTAAACCATACATTATTGTAGATGTAATTGTAAACTCAGTACCATAAATTAATGGACCTTTTAATGTCTGCCCTGCCGCCCATACGACAATAAGAGTGGAAGGTTCTTTAATATAAGTTGTAAAAGAGTTTGTTATATTACTATTCGGAGGAAGTGAAAGAGATGCAACACAACGTACTTGAGATGCTTCTCCATAAACTCCTTCACTCCTGTTTGCTGGGTCAACTATATCATCAGCAATTAATTCTCTTAATTGTACAAGTTCAAAATCAATTTGATTTTTATCAATTTCATTTATATTAATATCAAGTATTCTAAATGGACCAATAAAATTATATTCATCAGTATCTATTGTAATAACATCACCACGCCGTAAGAAAGAATATTTTAAATTAACGGTTAGAGTACCGGAGGCAAATGGATAACTTTCTTTTTTCATTATTTTATTTAATCTATTTCGTACTCCATCTAAATTTGTAAATGCCATTAAGTCAATAACTTTATTTCGTACACTCCCTGTCATTGAAATATTTGCTTCATTTTTTATTGTTGCTGTTTTCATTTCCATCATAGAAGGAACGAATGATCCAGGCATATATCTATTTGTATAATTAGCAGTAAAACTATTAAAGGTATCTTCCCAGGATTTGCGGCTTAAGATAAAACTAATTATATCATTATCCGTTACAGTTGCTGCTGGATTATCTGCATCACTATCTTGAAAGTAAACTAAAGTATATTCATCATTTTCATCTTTAATTAAAAAGCATTCAACCCAATCTTGTATCTTAATAATAATATCCCTTACTGGCATTGATTGATTAATTACAAAATTAAGTTCATAATATTGTTCATAAAAATAATTAGAAGCAGCAACAAAACTATCCCAGTTTATATCACTATTATCTATTCCTAATCCGTATTGTTCATTCGTTAATAAATCATAAATAATAGCAGCAGGATTATTTCCAAAAGTTAAACTACCAGACCAGTGTCCATTCTCATACGGTAAACCTGTTTCAAGTAATTTAATTGTCCAGTATTTAAAAGTAGGAATATTAGTGACACCTATAGGCAATTCAAAAAACTTTATAAACACATGAGCAACGCCTTTTAACCTTGTAGCATACGCACCATTATTTGGAAAGTATTGTAAATAATCAGCAGGTGGTCCAACGTTTGGATTTGGAATACCAAAATCATTATGTCCAAAACTTTTTTGGAATCTTTCCCACCAATATGTTGCAGGATTAGGATATATAGCTGGGCCAAATGCTACATACTTTGAATCTACTGAAGGCATTAAACTCCAGTCACTTTGTAGCTTCCCCATACATACTGTTTGCCATATACAAACTCTATATTGTTCATTCGGTGAAGTTCCAAACTTTTCAGCATACCACCATATTGTATTTCCACAAATATAATTTAAACCGTAAGCAATAGGAACAACCAGACCTTCACTTTGCTGAGTAACATTTATATCACCTAATGTTAATCCGTCCTCACTACCAACTTCAAGAACGGCATTTTTTGCTTGCTGAGAAGCGACAAGAGAATAAACAAAAGAAGCTGCTGCAGCAACTAATGAAATTACAAAAAGAGCGGTGGCACTCATATTTTATATATCCTATAAATATTGGTTATTCTATTTGTAAATATTGGAATGATACAAACTCCTCTATTATTAATAGAGTTAATTATAAGCCCGTTTCCGAAATAAACACCCATATGATTTGATACTTTACTCCTTAAATTAAAAGTAATTATATCACCACGCATAGGTGTATCAACTTTCTTTAAAGTAAAGTTATCATTAAAATTTTCTTGTATATACTGTAAAATATGATCAAGGATAACTTCATTTTTATCTGTAATAAAATGCCAAAATCTGGGAATCTCTTTAAAAGTAATTTTTTTTAGTACACCATATTCTTTTAAACAGGCTGCAATAAATAAAGCACAATCAGCTCCCTTTCCTTTTTCCATTTGTAGATGTTTATGCGGAGTACCAAGCCAGCCTAATAAAATTTTTATAAACTTATACCATTGCATCTTATCTGTAAATAATTCCATTAGTCAACTCCCCAGTTTACAGGATTTGGCCCAAGAGGTAGATAAGGCATTCCAACATAGTTTAAAAGATTATTAAATTTATATCTACAGGTTAATCCGGTTTTATCACATCCTACAGTTACCTGAACAACATCACCAACAGTTAAATCACGTAGAGGAAAATGAATCTGAATTTGGTTAGTAACCTGTTCAGCTATATAACGACTGTCATGCTGGAAAGATACAATGCCTTGTTTATATCCACCGTACCAACCGTATAAAGCTCCGATCCCTGTAAGCGTTAGTATACGTCCATCATTTGAGATACCTAAAACAGTTTCGTTTGATGTAAATGAAGCAGGATTAATCCCACAAGTTTCCCCCTTAAAAACATTATTACATAATGACTGAACAAAAACTCTTGGAACTTTGTTATTTAATTCAGAAATAGATGATACGCATTCAACCGTACCAACCTGTCCGTTTACAGTAAATGAATTTATCCTTCCATAAAAAACTAATGCGCTTTGAGACATATCTGCAAAATAATATTTTCGTATCTCTACACTTACAGGCAAAACAGGATACGCAAGAATATATTCCATAAAGAAAGTAGTGATCGGCGCTTGTACGCTACATCGTATGACACCCTCAGTTAAATCTTTACTAAATGACCCACGTTTTATAGGTACTGCCGTATACGTTTTAGCGTCAACGATTACGTCCTCATTATGCGAGGTAAAAGTATACGTAAATTCCTCACTTGTAAATTTATATATTTCAAAACTGTCTCCCTGTTCTGTTGCTTCTTCTCTTAATTGAAAATTCATTATGACTCCGATTCCAGTTCATATTCGTTTGTTAATTCAAGAAATGATAATTCAATTGAACTGGTACTATCCGTTGAATATTTTAATTCCAAACTATCATCGGTAAATCTTACTAAAAGTAAACGACTGAAATATTTAATATCATCCTGCGTTATATCTCTATCTATTGTACCGTCTAAAATTAAATCTTCCGTTAATCCATTCTGGAGAACTGCTGTCACTTTCCTTGAAATTTGATATCCATTTTTAAGCTCTATAAAAATTCGTTCATAACCTCTATCAACTAAATGGAATCCAACATTTCTAATAGATATAATTCCATCACCTGTAGAGATACTGCTTGATAGAGTATACATATTTTTCCAGAGTGGTATCCAAAATCGTTTATGTTTTCCACGATGATTAGTAAAGAAGCTTGTTATATAATGTTCATCTGCTCTTGTTAGATTTGTAAACCTATACGTTAAATTAAAAGCAGCATCTTGTCCTAATCTGTAAATCTCTGATACTGTATTTACAAACTCCGTGATCTCTCTATTAAAATCAAAATTATTTGCTTGGGCATTAAGCCAGTTTGGCTTCATTAAAAATCTGTCAGTGGTTCTGGATAACCCGCCCCAACTATCTGTTATAAGTATAGGTGTAGGAATTGGCGGTGCTAAAAAAAGGTATGAATATGCTTCAACTCCTCTATCCCAATTCGCAAGAAAAACAATATGATTAACGGTATCGGCATAAGCGCCATACGCAACGCCACCTTGGTCATCATCATCAACATAAGTACAAATACCAGCATCAGTATAGTTATATGTATAAATACCAATTTGATCTAAAGCTAAAAAGATAATATGTGAATAAGTATCAATACTAATACCATACCTTCCACTCCCTAAAGGTGTATCATAATTAGCAAGCCATGTAAGGTTGCCGTTTACATCATAAGAATACACATCCAGGCATCTATCTCCATTCAATAAAAATAATAATTTATGCGTAGTATCTACAGTACCCCCTTGTGCAGTACCTCCCTGATCATCATGGTCAACATGAGTTAAATTACCAGCAGCATCATATTTGTATGTATGAACTCCATCAGTTTGCGTTGCTAAAAATACTATATGATTTAGCGTATCTACACAAACTCCATAAGCATCACCGCCTGGATTGTCTTGACTTCCGAATCCTGGAAAAGTTAAATTACCAGCATTATCATAAGAAAAAACATATAACCCGCGAGTACTGCTTACTGCAACAAATATTAATCTATGATCAATATCAATATCAATACCTTTAGCTACCGCATACGGGAACCATATCATTGGTGGATTCGCATCACTCCAATTCAAAAAAGTTAAATTACCTACAGCATCATAAGAGTAAGATTGAACCGTTCCCCTTGGTTGCAATCCAATCTTTATATTAGCAGCTTCAAAAACTAACATTCTGGTATAATCAACGGCAACGCCAAGGGATAACCCGCTCCTATATTGATTGTCTCTATGTGTAAGTATCCCGCCTGTCGTATAAGTATACGAATCAAGTCCTCCTGCTTCGTGACATAAGAACATTACTTTTTTATAAGGATCAACGCCACAATTGTTTCCTACACCTATTCCACCAGGATCATCATTGTCTTTCCATGTTAATTCACCGTAAGCCATTATTCAACGTACTCCGTAAATTCCAGTTCAATTTTTGTCATCGTATCTGTAATATCTTTAAAATCTTTATTAGATAAATAACAAGAAAACAATGGATAAATTATTGTAGTATTCCCAATAAAATTTTGAGTAACCGGAGAAGTAATATTAATAGTATCTGCGGTCAAACTATCAATTGTTAAGACTTCAGTATCAAGTGTTTTTCTTTTATCAATTAATACTATATAATTTGTATAATTATTTAAGTTAAAGTAATATGAAATATTATTTACAAGTAAAGATGTACGACCTAATAAAGAATCATTTATAGATAAGAGAACTGGTTCAGTATATATCGGAGTTACTATATTTCTTGCTTTTAGATAAATAAGATAATTAAGAATCGTTGTCCCTTTTTGATTAGTTGTAATTATATAATTAAGTTTTCTTTGTGGTTTTACTATAAGAGCTTTTCGCTGTTCTAATTTTCTACGAGTGAGTGAAATTACTGTTCTAAAATTATATGACAGGTTTACAGAGTATATCCAATTCGGAATAATATAACAAAATATATTACGAATATCGCTACCTGATACATCATTTACATTAAGATTTCCAATTGTCATTATACTCTCAATGTTCTTTTTATTTGATATGCATTATCGCTAATAACATTCATAATCATTCCTTGGCCTTGTTTTGTATTCAGATATTGTCCTATAAGAGAAGGATCAACAATATTAGTAATTAACAAAGGCATATCTCTTTCAACTCCACTACCCGTAGCAAGTCCACCTTCCTGGAAATTACCAGAAGGCATACGAGGAGTTAAACCAGTGTATCCTGTAAGTAAACTTTTAGGGATTGATCTGCGCCTAATCGCTTCCATTATTCCTGTTCCATAATAATCAACGGAAGGTACAGGCTGGACAAATTCTCTATTTGTTAAGTTCGCTCTAATCTTATCACGCCCTTCCTGTCCGTGAACCTGTCCACCTTCAGCAAAACCAGTAATAGTGGAGGCAGCTATTGCTCCAATATTCGCTCCCATAGCAATAGCAGCGGCAACTTTAGCAAATCCACTATATGCTCCTAATTGAGAATCAATCTTTAGTAAAGCTAAATTATAATTAACGATTGCTTCTGCAAGTGCTGCTGCTTTACTTATTAGAAAAAATGCTTTTAATTTTTTTCCACTTTGTTCGTATAATTGACTAAATGCCGAACTGATATTACTGAAAGAGGATGAGAGCATCTGGAATCTTTTTTCCTCTAATCTTCGTTCTTGTTCAAGTTGTAATTTTTTTAATTCCAATTCCCATAATGATCGTGCTTTCATTAAGGCTTTTATATAATCATCTTTTTGAAGCTCTAATGCTTTAATTGCTTCAAACTCTTTTCGTTGCTTCTCTTGTAAATCAGCAATCTCTTGGGCATCTTCTGCTCTTTTATCTACTCGTTTTTCAATACCTGCTACTATATCATTGACTTCTTTTTGTTTTTCTGCGTATGTTTCTAAAGTTTCCGTTTTCTCTTTTTGTAATTTTATTAATTCCGTTTCCGTTTGAATTGCTAATACTTGGATCTCTTGTCTTATTTTTTCTTGATCAGCGACATCTTTAGTTTTTCGTAAAAGGTCTGCTAATACTCTGGACTCCTCTGTGTATACTTCCTCGATTAATGCTTTCCTGGAATCAAAGTATTCATCAACTGTTATCTTATTATCATCAAAAGTATTTTTTAGTAAAAGTAAAGCTTGGACAACTTCTGCATTAAAAACTTTTAATGACTCTGCCGTAGCTTTTAATTTAGTTGTGTTTAATAATGATTCTTCATCTACTGGTTTATTTAATGTTTTTAATCCATCCCTGTAATCAGCAACTAATTCAAGAATTGCATCATCAACTATTGTTAATTGCTGATTCAGAAATTTAAGAGTTCCGGTTGTTTTAAACTCTTCTTTTTTTCCTTCATTCGCTTCTTTTACTAATTGAATTTGTTCTTTATATTTTTGATTTGTTTCATCTCTTATTTTGTTAAGAGCTTTTAATTTATCTTCAAACGTTCCAGTTGCATCAGTTACGTCTTTTACTCTATACATTAAATCAATAGTATCGGAAGAGTATCCTTGTAAGATAAGGCTTGTTTCTTGTAAAGCTCTCGTTATTGCTCGTATACCACTAAGGACTACTGGTGCAAATGCAGATGCTAATGAAATTTTTAAATCATCAACTGCATTCGTTAGCAACTTAGTTTGATTAATAGGGGAATCTTTCATTATATTATAAGCAGTCTGCATTGATCCTGAAGCTCTACTCATTTCATCCATTGTTTCTACAAGAGTATCAAAATTTTGAGTAAGGGCAAAAACTGCTTTTGAAGAACGCTCATCTGGGATAATCTCCCGCATACCTTTTAAGTCAAGCCCTTTATCTTTTATTTGTTTTAGAGTAGGAATCCAACCTTTCCATTCAATACCAAGTTTTTTCATAGCGTCTGCTGATTCACCCGTAGGAGCGGCAAGTTTTACAAGACCTGCTCTCATAGCAGTCACTGCCGTTGCTGCATCAAATCCACCTTTTGTCATTGTAGCTAATGATCCAAGTATATCTTCAATACCTACATTAGCAGCACGGGCAGAAGGGAGGACTTGTCCGATTGACCCAGCAATTTCTTCAAAAGTTATAACGCCTTTTTTAATAGTTTGAAAAAGTAAATCGTATATGTTTCCAAGTTCCCCTATACCTTTTCCGTACGCATTAATAATAGCCAATCCAGTTTTTGCTGCTGTCTTTGTATTCGTTACACCAGCGACTGCCGCCTTTGCAGAGAGTTCCAAAACTTTAGTGGACTTACCTACCTCCACCCCAGCGGATACAATGTCATACAGGGCATTAGCAAGCTCTGTAGCGGATTGTGGTACACGCCTTGTCATATCACGAATTGTACTATTTAACTTTTCAAAAGATTTATTACTTATATCAAGGAGTGTTCTAACTTCAAGCATCTTATGTGTAAATTGAGCAAATGGCCCAATAAGATTTTTGATCGCAATAGCTACTCCGGCAATCGCTGCGGTATAAAGTAACCAATTACTTTTTAAATCTGCTAAAGTATTCTTTTGTTTTTTAGCAAATTTATTTGTTTCCTGATCTGCAATCCCAAATTCTTTTTTGAGATTTTTAACCTGTCCTTCAAGCGTTATTATTAGTTTCGCTATTTCTTTTTCAGTAGCCATTGGAACGCCCTTTTTAATTTTGAAGCATCTTTTTTAGTTACGGTTTTTGTTTTCTTTTGTAAAGATGGTTCACTCATTATATATGATTTAAAATCCTTTACCTTTGCAGTGGTTGCCATTTTCATAGCAATAGCAAATTCTTTATACATATCTTTATAATTTAATACGGCTGCTTCCTGAAATTTAAAAATCTGTTCAGTCGTATAATCATAAAGGACATCTTTAAGACTATGTCCACGGGATACTAAAAACTCAATGGCCCGAATTAATTTATCTGAGTGGTTAGACTCTTTATCAGACTTTTCATCGGGCCGAATGAGTTTTTTAAGTATGCAACATTCTGAGTAGTAATTGTCAAAAGTAAAGCAATCACAGAATTAAGTGGAAGCTCTTTTACTTTTGCAATATCCTCTTTTAGAGTTATACTCAAAATGGTTGAAACTTCTGGAAGAATTGACAAGATAACCTTTGGAACTTCTTTTTCAATATTCTCTAAAGTAATCCCTTTATTAATAAAGGTTATAGTTACCCTCTCCAAACAAGGTGTCAACTCTTCCATAGTTCCAAGTGACCATGGCTTAACCTTAAACCCTTCAACATCCATTTCTGGAAATAGAACATTTTTTGATGTGGTCATATAATTTTAACTTTCCTCGGCAGTATCGCCTTCAATATCAATTACCATTCCATAACGATCATTCGGATGATTAGTTGAATCATCCAGTGCTTCAAAAGAAAATTCTATCTGCGCCCATTCGTCAGATATAAAATTGATATCACCGCCTGCAGTTAGCTTTACATGCCAGAGTACAACTTCATAATCAAAGCCAAAATCTGCATTACCAACAAAGCGTAATAGACCTTCCATAACAGGACGGGAGGCAGGAGATACATAAGGATAGGAAGCCTGGTTATAGGTGTAGTCTATTAGCAAAGCTTCACCCTCTGCAATATTTCCACCGTTTACAAAGAAGATACGGCCAACAGTTGCATCAACTATATAATCAGTGGTTAAGGTATATATTACTAATCCAGTTGCGTTAGTAACAACAACCGTTGCTGCAGTGAGTTTACGGTAATCAAGTTTAACCCACTTACCTAATCGGGCAACGACCTCTTCATCGTTTACGTTTCCATCTCCTTGGTTCAGATATTCTACATCTTCACCAAAAAGAGCAAGACAGAGATTCTCAATATTTATTTCATCAAGCGTAAACTTTCCATTGAGATTCGCTGCAATAATTGCAGAAGCATCTTTTAGTTTAACACCTTCCATTGAACTATAATGTTCCAATAATTCATTCTCCGGTGTTAAGGCAAAAGATGGATCATTCCCTAAATCAAGTTCTCCGGTTGAATTACTATCACTATCCAACCTGTCAAAATAAACTTTCCCTTTACCTACCAGATAGTTAAGGGTATTTGGTGCATTTTCCGACATAACGTTCCTCCTTAAGATTAATAGTTAGCTTGGGAAAAACCGTTTCCCCAAACAGTTAAATAACTAATTGCATATTGCATTTTAACAACGCCAAGTCCTTCCTGAGGAAATTGATAATCAGGTGGATTTTTTGTTATCTTTTGTATATACTTTGCCAATCCATTTATTTTATCTCCGCAACTTGTAAAGATTGCCTGATGAACTAAAGCTTCTAATAGTTCTCCTTGTGTACTTAACTTCTCTACATCTTCCGAAACTTCATACCATACTTCAATATTTATATTTACATCATGCCGCTCAAGTCTATTTCTATTTTCCCAGTTTGTTGGTTCTAAATAAATTAATACAGCGGGATACATCATAAGTTCAAAGATAGTAGATACGAAAGGAAAAGTATGCACCTCTTCAATATCAGATATAGTATTAACAGCAATATCAATTTTGTTTTTTATTTCTGTAATAATAGGAACACTGCTCATATCTTTGCCAATTCCCTTTCAACTGTTTTATCTTTATTAAGCTCACTTTGTACCCAGTTTAATAATACTCGTGTACTTATTCTAACAGGAATAGTTACTTGTTTTTTTAATACAAATAATGGGACAATTTTTCCATGCGCTTGTCCTGCTTTTGCTCCTCTTTGATAAACTGATTTTCCAAATATAATTAAGTTTCCTGCTTTACTTTTCGCTATAAATGTTTCACCAAAGATTCCAGTATCTAATGGCCTTCCTCTACTTACGCCTGCTGCTGTTTGTGCTGCTGAAAGAGGTATAGCCAAATACTGTTTATTCTTTGGGCGTATTATTTTTTTATCACCAGCTTTTCCAATATGTACTCCAGCGTATTTAGTTCCGAATTGAACGCCAGCCCTATAATTTCCTTCTACTTCTTTTACGGGTAATGGTTTTGTAGATGCTTCTAATTTCCCTGACCGTGATCTTAATTTATTCGCTGATGTCCCACCTTGTAAATAATTTTCACGTATATGACTTGCCCAAAGAAAACTATATTTCTGCATTAACAATTGTAAAGCTGCTTCCGCAGACTTAACCGCTTTTTTTAATTGATCCTTAGTTCTTTTAACTCCTTTAATATCGCTCATCGTAATCATCCCCGTATACATCTTCAAGAGTTAACTGATCAGTCACGACTGGTGGCAGTGCTAATAGATTATGGCTTTTATAATAATTAGCTTCATCCACCGTTACGATATCGGTTGTTCCATCTAAAAATTCAACTTCAACCAGGTCTGCCATAATTTATCTCCTAACCTAATGTAAAGTGCCTGTGCCTATCTAAAACTTTCTTTACAGATGGAAGCCATTCATCAACTTCAAACTTATTAACACTTCCATCTGGGAAACTTGTAGATGCTAATCCAGGATCGGCTTTTCTTCTATAATCAAAATTGATTTGTTTACATAAATGAAATTGTAAAACACTTGGAAGAGTAGCAGCGCTTATTATATCATCATCATCCAGCATATCAATAGCACTTGCAATAACTCCATTAATATACACCTGTATATCTGCATCCTGTTTGGTATCTGGAATATTTAAATATCCTTTACTTTTCATTAATGTTAAAGTAATTGTTACGGGCATTAGATACTCTCCTTTATTATTTGTAAAAGCGTTGCCGCTCTATTATCATAAGTATGGTTTTTAATTACATGAGTATATCCTGCTTCAGCTATTTCATTTAACTGTTTTGGATATTTTAATAAACTCTTTATTTTCTGGCAGCAATCCTCAAAACTATTATATACTACAAGATGTTTTCCTATAGTAAATAAATCTTTTAACCTGTCAGTATTATTTGTTAAAAGTAATGTTTTACACCCTAAAGTTTCAAACGTTCTATAATTTATATCCTTACTATAGTTT